GGGTTATTATTACAACATAGGTGGGACACATACTCAGTTTTGGAGTGGGGATACCATACAGTGTATACTGAGCTTAGACACTGCAGCCAATGCAGTTCAGTTTGTTTTAGCAGACGGTAAAGTGTACGGAATAGATTTGCCAATAACATAAAGGACAACAGACGATGAAGATAGCAAAAATGAATGGAGACACTCTGGTATCTGTCGGTACTCCTAGAGAACTATACCCCAATACCAAGCACCCTTCAGGTGGGCCAACGGATGATTGGCTCTTAAATGCTTCATGTGTTAAGGCAGTAAAAATTGTAGACTTTGATAGAGCCACCCACAAAAGTGAGAATGTAACACCCTATATTTCTGATGGCACAGTTTACACTAATCGTGTAGTTGCACTAACATCTGATGAAATATCTGCTAACGCCGCCGCTGTTGTTGCCGCAACAAAACTGCGGAACCGCACTGAACGTGACAGGCGATTAGCTAAGTGTGATTGGGTTGCAATAAAAGCATTAGAAGCTGGTGCTTCTGTACCGTCAGCATGGGTCACATACCGAACTGCTCTGCGTAATATCACAGCGCACTCAAATTGGCCTGACCTTGAGGCTGGCGATTGACCTACTTCACCATGAACATTAACTGGACAGTCGTAACAATAGCAGGTGCTTTACTATTACAAGGAGCCGCTGTAGTGTGGGCTGTGTCAGCAATGGTGTTAGACATTAGGTACAACCGTATGGACATATCAGAGATGCGTTTAGATTCGTCTAGGCTAGCTGATGAAATACATGAGAATGATATAATGATAGCACGTATTGATGCTAATGTTACTGCAATAAAAGAAGCGTTAAACGTAGTAACATTAAATCACACAAGGAATTAAAAGTGACAAGAATAATTGCCACTATAGTATTACTCTTAATAGGAAGTTTAGCTACAGCACAGGCTTCAGATACTATATACACTGACAATACTAGCAAGGTAACTTCTGGTGGAACAATGGATACTACTGTTCGTAGTCCACCACCTTCTGCAATTACTCCGCAGATAAGCTCAGGTACAGGTGATCTATGTACCATTGGAGTTGCAGGTGCAGTACAGACACAGATACTTGGTATCTCTATGGGTACAGTTTACACTGAAGAGAACTGCTTACGATTAAAGAACGCTAAGACAATGTACGATATGGGCATGAAGGTAGCAGCTGTATCAGTTATGTGTCAAAATAAAAATGTGTGGTCAGCAATGATGAACGCTGGTACACCTTGCCCCAAGGATGGTCTTATAGGCAACGCAGCTAAAGTTGCTTGGGAGATGGAAGCTCTTACAGAAGATGTTACTGTTAAAAAAGATAGTGGTCTAAAAGGTTTAATTAATGTTGAAAAAGATACAAAGGTTGGTATTGGCGCTGTACTTAGTGTCCTTGGCTTGCTCCTCTTCCTCTGAGCCTTACAGCTACGGTGCAACTAGTAACGCTGCAGCCAATGGACTTAGTTGGGGTATGCCCTCTCTATTCCCCTCTTCTACAGGGCTAGATATAAATGGTTTGATCTATCGTTACACTACTGTTAAGAATGTAGAAGATGCTATGAAGGTACACGTTGGCAATAAAAACGCTGCTGGAAATGGCTACACCTTTAGAGAGACAGATGATTGGTCAGGGTTACCTAGTAATACTATAACAAAGTCCTTTGCCATTGGTAATATACCTTCTGCTGCTTGGGGTGCAGGGTCAATTGAAGTTGAAGGCACAGGACAAGTTACAAAACCACTTGTGATATACAACTACAGACTTGATGAGTGTTACGATCCACAACTAAACCCTGCGTGTTCAGGCTACGTTAAGCCAGTACCTGTAGTAGTTAAGGTAGAAATCTACGATGCACTAGAGGACAGCACTGTAGTAGAAGTTTTAGATGAAGAGACAGAATTTAAATATGATAAAGATGGTAACCGTATAATTGAAGACAAAGAAGAGAAGAAAGTTTCTAGACTTGAGATGGGACTAACAGCTTCTGCCAATGCCTTAACAATCTTTAGAACACAAGGCCAAGCAGAAATAATAAACCAGATTAACTTACAGACAGACTTAGCTATGTACTACAACTCTTCTATCAATGGCGGTTTTTATAAAGATAGTAACTCCCTTGCAGATTCTAATCTACCAGATAACCCAAAGGCGTTTAGAAATCATCTAGCTCAACAACTACGACATGAAGAGCTGGTCCAACTGCAATACAACTAATGAGGTTTAATATGAAATATTCTATTCTAATTCTTTCGCTTTGTGCTACACCTGTATTAGCAGATGTTAATATTTCTGGAAGCGTAGAAGCTAAATGTATAATCCAGACAGACACTGGTGGCGTTTACGGAAACCCAACAGCTACAAAACTAAGCACTCTACCTGCTGACGGTGGAGTAATACCAATCGTGCGGTACGATGTAGCGGTAGCTAATTACTACACTGCTAAGATTACTCACCCATCAGCTTTCTCGTCCTCACCAACTTTGACTGACACAGTAGCTTGGACAGGGGTAAGCTCAGTGGCTCAAACAACTGTCGCTGGGATGGCAGCTTATGACGCAGCAAAAGTTGTGTACGGTTCTACTACTAATTTTAATTTGACGATTGCTGGTAGCACCTGGTTTAAGACCGCTAGTACCGCTACGTATGGTGTAGGCAAAGCGTTTCCAGGTGGTTCATACACTGCTGTTGTACAGGCTGAGTGCATTGCTAACTAAAGTAGCCTTATTAATTATGTTGTGGACGTCTTCATTAACAGCACACGAGATGACACCTGCGTATCCTAAGATTAAATCCTCTTATGTATCAGGTGTAGTAAAAGTTGAGATGTCTATCTTTAACTATAGATCAGACGTCAAGTATTATCAGGTTGATGTTTTTGACATAGACTGGAAGAAAGTACCCTTCTCAACTCAGTATAAAGTATTAAAAGTTAAACACAGTGAACGTAATAACTTTAATGTGTACATACGTAAAACAGATTTAAAACGTGCAGTGTATTTATGTACAACATCTAAAGTTAAAAAACAAGTGGGTGTTAATACTTTAGTCTCATCTCGTATATGTTCTAGGTTAGATGGCGCAAAGCCATGAGGTTAGCAGTTGTTTTGTTCTTTATGGCTACAGCAGTAAATGCAGAAAGCAATTCTCTTGCATTACAACTGCCAAGCCCACCACTAAACTATCAGTCTGACCGCTTCAAGGCTGGTAATCTTGATTGTTCAAACGCTGTAGGGGGTGCTACTAACTTAGAGTTTGGTGTGACTGGTGTAATGACTGACTTAAATAGTAGTACGGCACGGGGTAAAGACATAGGTATATATGCTCGTATTGTTATACCATTAGATAAACCAAAAGCTAGAATAAACTGTAATGATTTATTCCAACTTGAAATGACACAACGCCGTTTAGAAATACAAATGCTTAGGGCAGAGTTAGATCAACTAAAACGGTTACAACAGTCTGGTGATAATGGCGAAGATGATATGGAGTTTGAAAACTAATGGCTGACCTGACTAAAGTTGCTGATAATATTGATGGGCTTGCTGATCGTCAGGTAAATGCAGGTGGTTTTAGATTTACGTTTGCTTCAGTCTTTGCAATCTTTACTTTTATATCAACAGTTGTTGGTGGCCTATACGGTGGCTTTGTTTTGTACCAAAAGATTGAAGGTGTAGCAGGACTAGACCTTGGTGCATATCAACAACAAATGGATGTCATGGATGCACGAATGGTTGGTATAGCTGAAAAGGTAGAAGAAGGTGTAGAGTATTCTCGTGCTATAAAGAATGGGTTGACAGACGACATCTTACGTATTGAACAACAGACAGATCGTGTTGAAGACATGGTGCGTGAAGCAGAAGGTAAAGTTAGGGCTATGATTGATGCAGCTGAAATAAGATTTGAAAACCAGAGAGAGCGTCTACGTATATCACAAGGTTCAGACTTAAAAGATTTAGAGAATCGCCTTACATCTAAACTACAGAGGGCATTAGATAATCCTCTAGCAGACTAAAGAACACTTGACTTTTTTGTCTTTTTGAGTTAAACTATAGTAATGCAAATAGATAATAATAAGGCCCTTGCTGATGGGTTAGAGTTATTTAAACAGAGTAAATGGCACAGGATATATAACGTAGAGGACATCTACAGATACCTTATAGCCCCTATAAAATACAATAGGATACGTCTGTACTATCAAGAAGGCAAGCCCATAGGTTTAGTTACTTGGTGCTGGTTAGATAAGCAAGCTGGTAAGGATTTTTTACAAGGCCAGTATTACATAACAGAAGATGACTACGTAGAAGACAACAGGGAAGAGCTTTGGGGCATTGAGTTTATAACTCCTTATGGACATGCAAGACAAGTAATGTCTTTGATACTCAAGCATCACAAAGATCTTTATAAAAAACAAGAAAAAATAAACTGGCGTAGACTACATGAACCAGCCAAAAGACATACAAGAGAGTTTAAAACATGAGCTATTATAATCCCTTTATGCCAACTCGCCACCTACACCCAAGGTCGTATGGGCTTATGGTATTTGGGGGAGGCGGTAATAGCCCTGCACCTGCTGTCTTGGCTGCTGCTCCAATGCCACCCGTGGCTGCTGCACCTGTAGCTCCTCCTCCACCCGTGTTTACATCTTCTAAGCCTGAGCTTGCTAATCAAACTTTTGATACAGAAGCTGCTAGGGATGCAGCAGAAGCTGTAGTTGATGCCGACAATAAAGCTATTGCTGACTACAACACATCTCTTAGCTCTGCTATAGCTGGCGTTAACAGTACAGGCCTTGATGCACTAGGTAAGTCTCAACTAGAGCAGAATGCTGCTGCTGGTGTAGCTAAGCCTGCTGTAACTTACGGCGCAGATAAAATAAAAACTAGTTATGATACTACTCTACAAGGCCTACAAACAGCTGCTGCTACAGCAGGCCAGACTGCAGGAGTACAGATGGCCTCTGGTCAGCGTAACTTGGTAAATAAAGCTATCACTGACCCTGCAGCCCTGTCTAATAAACAGGATGTATCTACTATTAACCCAGATACTGTAGGTACTGTTATGGCTCCTACTGCAGGTGCTATTAGTGGCACGGCACCTACTGCTGCTACCACAACTTCTGGCGGAGCAACTGCTGCAACTGCACCTACTGACATAGCTGCGTCTACAGTAGGAACTGCAACAGGTCAGCCTGCTGTAGCAGCAGCAGTAGCAGATACGTCAGCACCCCAAGGTACGCTATCAGATGGCTCTACCGTAACTGCTGCCAGTATGACGCCTACTGATACTGCTGTGTCTAACTTAGCTGCAGCACAGGGGCAGGCTATTGTACTAAATAACCCTGTTACTAGAGATATTCAAGCTGGTGAGATTATTACTGGCTCCGCTGATGCTACTGCAGCTGCTGCTTTCACTGAGCAGGTACAGGCTGCTACTGCTACGCCCTCTACACAGGCTACAGTACAAGGCCAGCTTACAGAGCTTATGTCAGACTTTGATGGTGGTGCTACACCCTCATGGGCTGCAGGCGCTATGCGTAGTGCTACAGCGCAGATGGCTGCTCGTGGCTTGGGTGCATCATCTATGGCTGGACAGGCCCTTGTACAGGCCGCTATGGAAGCCGCACTACCCATTGCAGCCTCTGATGCCCAGACTGTTGCAGGCTTTGAGATGGCTAACCTGTCAAACAGGCAGCAACGTGCTATGCTGGCTGCTCAGCAACGAGCTTCATTCATGGGCCAAGAGTTTGATCAAGCCTTCCAAGCTAGGGTACAGAATGCATCTCGTGTCTCTGACGCAGCTAACATGAACTTCACTGCTGAACAACAGGTCGCACTAGAGAACTCCCGTAACGCCAACACAATTAACATGGCAAACCTAACCAATACTCAAGCTATGGTTATGGGCGAGGCTGCTGCTATCTCAGGACTAGAGTTGCAGAACTTATCTAACCAACAGCAGGCTGCTGTACAGAATGCTCAGAACTTCTTGCAGATGGATATGACTAACCTAAACAACCTGCAGCAGACAGAGATGTTTAAAGCTCAGTCTGTGATACAGTCTATCTTTACTGATCAGGCTGCAGAGAATGCTGCAAAGCAGTTCAATGCATCTAGTGAGAATCAAACTAAGCAGTTCATGGCTAACATGAGGACACAAGTAAACCAGTTCAATTCATCTCAGGCTAACGCTATGACACAGCTTGATGTATCTGAAACAAATGC